GCGTTCCATATTGATGGTGGTAACAATAATGTTGGTGTTGGTGGAGCGCCAAATGCTAATGCAGCTTTCCATGTTAACTCTACTGGTGCTATGCTTCTTGCAGTTGGTACTACCGCACAGCGCCCAACCGCTGTTAGTGGTATGTTCCGTTATAACACAACTACTGGTAGCATAGAATATTACGACGCTGATAGTTGGGAAGGTGTAAGTTCATCATTTACGATTGCTCTTTCACAAACATTCAACGGTGACGGCAGTGCTGTTGCATTTACTTTAAGCTCACTAAGTGGTAGTGATAGTTATAGTACAGCTGGTCTTCTTGTAATGCTAAACGGTATTGTGCAGGAGCCAACAACAGTTTACGCTGTTAGTAGTGTAACGCTTACGTTCACAACAGCGCCGGCAACTGGCGACAAAATTGAAGTAAGAAAGTTCACAACTACAACAACTGTTATTAACCTGTCAGACTCTGATGGTGATACATTAGTACAAACCGAAGAGAGTTCAGACGAAGATAAAGTACGTATTGATTGTGGTGGAACAGAGATTGCAGTCTTTGATAGTTCAGGCATTACATTAACCACAGGTATCTTTGTTGGTACTGCTTCCGCTGCGAGATACGCTGACTTAGCGGAGCGTTATGCTTCGGATGAAGAAATCGAGCCTGGAACAGTCGTACAGTTTGTAGGCAAAGGCAAAGTTGCGATGTGCACGAATGATTCAAGTCGTTCAGTAGCAGGTATTGTATCCACTGATCCAGCTTATCTAATGAACAGTAATCAAGAAGGTATTTCACTAGCAATTGCAGGACGAGTTCCTTGCAAGGTTATTGGCACAGTTAAGACTGGTGATTTAATGGTATGTGCCGGTGAAGGGTACGCAAGAGCAGAAGAAAACCCTGCACTTGGTACAGTAATTGGTAAAGCTATCGAATCACATAGTGGAACTACAGGTGTTATTGAAGTTCTAACAATGATGATGTAATTATTATTGTTAAAGACCCAGGAAAACTAAAATAGAGAGGACTAAGTCCTCTCTATTTTTATAATAAATAGTTATTATAACATAGGGATTTAACATATGGCGTTCACTAAACCAACAGCGGCCCAGATTAATTTTGATGTTACAAACATCTCGGATCCTTTAATTTGTTTAAATTACGGTCAAAGTGGAACCCCAGATGACGATGTTGGTATTATTATTGAGCGTGGTAGTAGCACAAATGTTGCATTGATTTGGGATGAAAGTGCTGATCTTTTTGCATTAATAAACACAGCAGAAACAGGAACAACTGCCGGAAATGTAACTATTGCTAGTTATGCTAATGTTAAAGCTGGGGTATACTATGGTGACGGCAGTAATTTAACAGGTATTAGTAGCGGTGTATTAACTATTGCCGCAGATTCCGGAAGTAATGATTTAGTTACAGTTGGCACAGATGCGCTCACATTTGCGGGCGGCACAGGTATTGATACCACAGTAAGCAATAACAACATTAGTACAGCTATTGATAGCACAGTAGCAACCTTAACAGGGTCACAAACACTAACAAATAAAACATTAACAAGTCCCTCAATAGGTACTGGTGCAAGTTTAACTGCCCGAGCACCTTTATATTTTTATGATAGTGATAGTAGTAACTATGTAGCATTCCGTGCGAGTTCTACAGTTGCTAGTAATGTAACTTGGACGTTACCCACAGCAGATGGATCTGCTGACCAACTTATGAAAACAGATGGTGCTGGTAACCTGAGTTGGGCTGCCGCTTCTGGAGCCGTTACAGGTTTTACTAATAGTACTATTACTACTTGCCCTGGGGCTAGTGGAAACTATGACTTGGCAGAAGGAACAAATCAAGACGGAGACGAAACACCGTTTGATACGGGCGCTGCAGATGCATTTGCTGTAAGTTTAGGTACAGTGTATGATAGCATGGAACCAATTGGTAGCACAACAACAATTGATTATGGTGATGGAGAATCATATGTTGGTGCATAAAACAATAAATATTAATGGAGGGAATTAAAAATGCCCACAGTATTACAATTTAGACGAGGAACAACAACCCAGAATAACAACTTTACGGGATCACTCGGTGAAATAAGTGTTGACGTAACTAATGACTCTATTCGTGTGCACGATGGATCTACTGCTGGGGGGTTTGAAACAAATGCTAAGCAAGCAAAATATGCTGACATTGCGGAAAGATATTACGCGGATGCAATTTATGACCCTGGTACTGTTTTAGTATTTGGAGGCAACAACGAAGTAACATCATGTAAAAAAATAGGTGATAGCAAGGTTTTGGGTGTAGTAAGTACAGATCCATATTGTATTATGAATAGTCCTCACAGAGAACCAGAGCTAACCGATGAATATCATCCTCCTGTTGCGATTCTTGGTCGAGTGCATTCTAAAGTAACTGGCAAAGTTTCTAAAGTATTTTAGGAAAAGCAGTAGAAGATAAAGCAAATATTACTAAAGGTATAATTGAGATTCTAGTCGGAACTAGTTAATGTTTAAATATTATACAGCAGATTACGAAGGTGAAATGCTAATCGAAGAAACTACGTGGAAAGATCGTCGAAAAACCGAAGATAAAGTTTGGTTTGCTAAAACAATTATTAATGAAGAACACAACGGTATAGCCCACATAATAGGCAACGGGCTAAGTAGAAAGAACTTTGACCTAAGGCTACTACATGGTCAAAAGGGTGGTGAAGGTGGAGTTAGCCCAATTGGTCAGACCTATGGTTGTAACTTACTTTTTATCGATTTTACACCCACATTTTTAATTTGTAATAACAAATTTTTGTGTGCAGAAATAGCTGCAAGTAAGTACTGTGAAGACAATATTGTATATAGCAACCAACGACAAATATCTAAACATACAGGGCATTTTCATTTATATCCTCATTTTAAACCTAATAATGCGGGAACTCTTGCTGCATGGCTTGCTTGTGCGGACGGGAACAAAGAAGTTTATTTACTAGGATTTGATTTTTACGAAACAGGAGCAGAAAACATTTATTACAAACAACGATCTTGCTATAATTTTGTTGCTGAAGCAGAAGACTGTAATGCGAAATGGACTAAACAGTTAGTTAATTTAATAAACTTGTATGATGATGTAAGTTTTTATAGAGTTGTTGAACACAAAAAAACAAACATACCTGATAAATTATTATGGCTGGATAATTTTAAGCAAATAACATATCCAGAGTATGTTAACCTGTGTAGCATTGGTGGTATTGCCCACTAGGTGTATATTTCCCGTATTGTCTTAATTTTTTCAATAATTTCTTCAATTTTAAACGTGCTAAACACTCCTGGATGGAGTGGGTTTGGCCATCCATCGATTGTTGTCCATGCGTAGCCCTTGTTTTCAGGGTTTAAATTTGGTATAAATTCTTCTTCTACCACACTAACAAAAGTATGGTATTCAAAGTTCTTTTTTGGGCTTGTAAATTGTTCTATTGGTATAGTTTTTTCAACATCGGGTATAAATCCTAATTCTTCTTTTATTTCACGTTGTAGAGCGATGTAAACAGTTTCGCTTTGTTCTACTTTTCCGCCTACAAATGCCCAAGTGTTTTCATGACTATTTTTGCTTCGTAAAACAAACAAATAACGCTGTGTTTTTTTGCTGAAAAAAATTGTTCCAACGCTTTTATTTAAATAACGAGAGACCATTCGCCTGCTCTGTACTCACCCTCATAACTCTTAACCCAGGTAGTACCGTTCCATTTGTATTGGATGCCCGTGTTTGTGTTTGTGATGTAATGTACACCCTTTTCTATACTGCTGTCAAATAATATATCCCATTTAATGCCATTATATTCTATAACATCGTTTGCATTAGCAATTAGATCACTATTATCGGTGCCCTTCCAAGCATCTGCACCGTCTGTATTTACACTTATACCTATGTCATTTAAAATAAGATATCGTTGTCCAACAGAAGTGGCCGCCAGACCAGCGTCAGGTCCTATTCGTAATGGGTTAATAATTTTAATTACAGGACTTAAATCATTTGTCGGCATTGTGTCTGCATCAATGGTAAACAATAGCTTATAATCGTCGCTTGGGTGGAAGGCAACTGTACCAACAATTTCACCGACGCCAACATCTATTTTGATCTGGCTTATGCCTGCTTGCAACTCTCCGTATTGGTTAATTAAAGCACGCCATGACACATCTTCTGTTCCTATTTTAGTTGGCGGGTCATCTAATAAACTTGTTGGGTCGATTTTGTTTGTTACAGTTTCGCTATTGTCTATTATTTGTATAGTATTACCAATTAGAAGTATGCCAAAGTTCATAGGAGTGAATATCATTCGTGTGCCTAATAACAAGTCTCTATCAATAACACCGTCGCTAATGCTTCCTGATTCATCAAAAATACTTGCAACAATTTTTTGTACGACACCAAGCTTTTTAACTTTAGCAGGAGCAGTAATCCATATCGGAACTAAAAATGTTAATGTCGCAATGTCAATCATTTCATCTACACCGGCAGGTACAGTTCTACTACTCCAGGTGGTGCTCTGTAATTCAATATAACTTAGACTAGTCCAATCCAAGTAATTGTCTGTGCTTTGTACTTCTAGTGCAGGGTTAAACAGCACTAATATTTGCTCTAATAATTGTAGTTTTTGATTAGTGTTACTAGTCCAAATATCAATATTGATTGTTAGATTATATGGTACAGGCATTAACCTTTCCACAGTAAATGCATTTCCTTGCACAGTTAAGTATTCACCTGTGTCGTCATCAAATTTACGCATACGAATATGGCGTTTGTCAACAAATGTTGGATCCTGCATACGAGCTTGTGCATATTCCATTGTTGTGATATAACAACTAATCATTGGCGTAGGAATGATCTTATTTTCGCTACCATCTCTGAGAATATTACTAACCATTCTTGTTGCGTCACCGTACTTTACAGGCACAGTAACTAAGGTGTTGTTACCGTCTCTGTCTTTTCCATATTCAACTTGAAAATTACTAAAAGCACGAATAAATTGTAGTAAGAATCGCCGAATTTGATTGTCATAAAAAAATTGGTTAGCCATTATGCGTCTTCCTCAGCTTTAAGCAAGTCACTAAGCCCTTGGCGTTGCTTGATAGTTCTATTATCGTCTGTTGTAGTTGTAGCAGTATTTTGAACAAACCCGTCTCTAAGTGTATTACCCGTGCCGGGGGTAAGTTTGCTACGAACATCGTCTTCTACTTTAATCCATCGTGCTCCGTCAAAACGGAATAACCTATTTGGCAAAAAATCTAATCTTAAAATATAATCACCTTCAAGCGCAGTGGTTGAAAATGATGTGCCCATTGTTATTGGGAAACCGTTTGGAGCAAGTCCGTCACCGATAAGATATCCGTTATATGCGTTTGTATTAATAGGCGAAATTCGGGTACTATCAGCAGTAATCAAAGCAGTATCACAAGTAATATTAGCTTCGTCTGCGTTATGCCCTGTTGGTTCTAATGGTTTACCTGTGCTGTCAGCGGGCACAACATAATATTTGCTTGTATCGTAACCACTTTCAGGAACCTCTGCTTCTGCTTGAGCAACAACCTTGTTAGTAATGTCTAGCTCTTTTTTATATGTGCTTAGTAGGTCTCGTAATGTTTTTTCTGTGCTTTCGCCTGTATCGTCATTAATTTCAAGCCGGCGTAAAATATCATTGTACTCTTGGCTGTCTACTAATGGAGTACACTTAACACGCCACAGATGTGGCCACCAGGTTGGGCTATACCCTTCTGTGGGTCTTGTACCCTCTTGCACTACATAAAAGCGTTTTAGTGCTACCTCTAAACTTGTATCTAAGCTGTTATAGTCTTTAAGATGGGGTAGCTCTAGAACATCGCCGCTCATTAATCTACGCCCTAATATGTTATCCATATCACTTAAGTGAAGTGTAATGAACAGCGTATCGTTTTGTAGAAATAATCCAAACTGACTTAAATCGAAATCCGTGTCCGCTACATTGTAGATGCCGCGTAGACTATATATATCTTGCGAATATTTGCGATCCCTGTTCTCTAAAAACAAAAAATCTTGTATAGCAAGAGGATCATCCTGAGTAGGGTTTGGTTGGCTTAAATCATTGGTGTTACCTTGGTCATGAATTCCGAGATATTTGTAGCAGTGTAACCCAGTTCCGCCGATAGTGAATAGTTCTTTAATGTTCTTATCAAAGAACTTAAAATCATTTGAATGGGCACCGTCTTTCCATA